GTCCGTTATTTTTGTTTTTTCGATTGCCTTGCTTTTTAGTTCTCTTATTATTTCGTGTCATAATTATATGATTATTTTGTGTACTAACAAACAAGTTAAATACATAGTGTAATATAAGAGCTTTCTTCATATTGATATATTGGCAAGAAAGGTGGATTAGTGTGTTAATTGAGAAAGGATCGTGGCCCTCATACACTATAAGTGCAAGCCTGAGGATCCACCCCAAAATTGGAAATTTCGCAAAGATGAGTTTGCAGATTATTTCCTCCAAAACTGGTCCCGCGACAAAAATACCTATTTCAGGTGTCGTTTCAACTTCATGGAAGGGGATATAAGTTTGGGGGGAAAACATCTTAGCGAAAGCGGTATGGAAATGTTCAGAATCAAACAATATAGGAAATTGTTCGAGTTTTACTGTAGAGAACTCCTTCTCCATTTTCCACAATACCTCAGCAGGAATTCCCGAGATTTCTGCTAATTGTTGGAAAGCAAAAATACTCAGTTCATACTGAGTGCTGCATGTATTTTTCCAGAATTCTTTCTCTGGGTAGACGGGAATGACGTTATTGTCAATCACACCCTTCAGCATTGATCCGATCAAAGGCACATGGCTCGCAATTGGGAGCATTGATATAGCTGTGCCCTTAATGAGTCTTTTAAAAATTTTTGGGCTATGGTTATTCCAATTAATGCCAAACTTAGTAAGGACCTTAATTGGGTTAACCCCCCAGACTCTGCCTGAATCAGTTCTCCAGAAGTAACCAGAACAATAACTAAGGGTATCCAAGGTTCTTTCAGAAACCTCGACTTTCATGCCAATACTCGCGTACTTAGCGACAATGTCACTAGCTAACACTTGTTTTGGAAGACCCATAATGTTATCGTCACCCTTTACGAGTACGATTGCTTCTGGGAAGAAGTATAGTGTGATTGCGATATTAATCACGGAATTAAACATAGATGTCCACAAATCTCCAGACCTACGTCCATGAGTCATTTTGTATTTGAGACCTTTACCTGAACCTTTTGTCAGTTTCCAGGTTTTACGTAGATACATCTTTTCAGGTGGTGAGATCGGGGCTTGATCTATTAACCAAAGTTCGAGTTCATACCACTCGCTAACTAAGGAACCATCCCAAGAAGAGACATCTGCCTCATACAAATACCCTTTCCCTGCACAACGTTCCGCTATATCTCCTAGAATCCTGCCGTCGATTCCTGAGTCGTATATAGCGTGTGTTTGGGGATTGAAGATTTGCTTAATCCATTTACCGAGCGCATAAAACCAAGGTCCATAAGTCCGTTGGAACTCAGGAGCCCTGACTGTAATGTCTCGTTCCTTCATGTTGCCCAAATTCTTACCGATATATGCTTCACCTTTGACAAATGAAGTTGTCTTGTAACTGTTGTCGGTTAGAATTGGCGCTGTGTCTAACATGAGATTACGTCGCCGGGGTGTCAAGTGAAATAACCACTCTGACTCATCAATTGTGGGCATGAAGACCCCCTCAGACATCTTAGTAAAGATGCCTTTAAAATTTTTGATGATATCCTTCACAATTTTGGAATCGTACGTTCTCTCGAAAATTTTCCGTTTACGAAACGCATTGTGAAGTGAATGCACGCATGGCGTGGGGATTGCAAATTCGGCTTGCTTAATCGTGCTCCCGTATATGACATAGTCTTTATGCTTGCACGGTTTGGCCCATTCTCGGCCTTTTGTTATATTGCACCCTTTCTGTACTGGAGGAAGCTGGGACTCCGGTAATTCGTGCTGACACCCTGTTGGCACAGACATGAAATTATTATATTTCATCTTAATCACGGGGGCTTCACCCAACTTACTATGTGCCCAATCCCAGGCCGCGAAGACCACGAGTAGACATAGATGATATAAGAAAATTAATAATATGGTCATGCTGTGACCCGCTTCTGTGGTTAGACGACTCCAGACGATTTCGAACAAATAATTATTCGTCACTTCCTTAACCATCAGGTTAATCAAAATAGTTACAATTAAGTAAGCTAACTTGACAACCTTTGGTGATGGTAAGTATTGAACGAATGAAAGATACCTCACGGTACTCTGGTCAATGTCCATAGAATCGTAAGCACGGGTCAACAACGTCTGTCGATCCTGGTCGTGCTTATTTACTTGCGAGTTCACATAGTCTTCCATATACATGGCGCTATACTTGTCGAAGTATTCTGAAATGTCGTATTCTTGAGTTTGCCACCCTATTGCGTAACGCTCAAGAAAACCTTTTATTTTAAACGACATAAACTCTTTGTTTCGTCGAGAACCTCCGGAACTGAACATGTGAGCATTCACTTTAAATGCCATATGTAACAACTCCTGCTTGTATTCGTCGTTTAAAAAGGGATCAGCCTCTACAGTTTTATTTACGATTAGTAACCATTTCAGGGAACTAACACACACTTCTCCAACTGCTAGTGGACTGAACCACTGTTCCACACATCCCCCCCACGGTGCTACGTCCGTAGGGAGAGATCCGCTTACTAGGAAACTAGGTTTCCCAGCG